TAAGTGCGTAGTAAACCCGCGCCAGTTCATTTCGTCGCTCCAGACTGTAATTGGTTTTGTTGATCCAATGCTCGAACTCGTAGTCCGCGTCACTGCTCAAAGGGAGCAGATTCGTCGTCAACCATTTCTCCACGAAGACCTCCAACTCGTTCAACAGACCCTGTTCAGGTTCAGGCGGTTTTATTGCGAACCGCTTGATCACCCCCGTCAACGTCGTCACCGCGTCATTGCGGTCGACCCTCGGTCTGACTATCGGTAGGCTGCTGTTCCCTGCTTTTAGCAAGGGTCCAATGCATGTCGCCATCGGTTTCCGATATCCATCTTGGTGGTCAACGCGTATGCGCTTCAGTTTGAACGTGTCATGGGGCACATTGAATGAGTCCGGGATGTCCAGATCTTCGACCCTAACGCCCACAGCTACGTGGGCGTGTGGGAGCTCACCGCCGGGTCGGCGCGATGAGCTCGTAGGGAGAGAAATAACCTATTGCCAGTTTGACCTGCACGTGATGCCAATGATAGGCCTTCAGCAAGGTCAAGGTGTTGTCGAGGAAGGGTTTTGTGTTCCGGCGGTCGCAGTTCACTGTGGCCAAGCGTGAAATGCTGTTGTCAACACGGTCCAGAGCGTGTTGTTCAGGCACCATCTTGATGGATGGGCAGACTTGGGAGAACACTTCCACGTCTACCACAATACTGCCCTTGTCCGCCGAATTCCCTAACAATTTGTCCCACAAATTCCGGAAACCCTCCAGCCGCCGATTGCCTTGTACATGGCAGCTGTTTGTGGCGGTGACTGAGTAAGTCGCCTTGCGCCCTTGATGTTTGAACTTGGTGTGGCTCATGTAATCTGGGCGCATGTCCGGAAAGCCTTCCTCATCGTGCAATCCAATCAAATCGAAGCGAAGGTACGGTTGCGTCTTTTTGAAGAAAGGCAAGAAAAGGCAGAAGAGGCACACAAGGGCTGCCTTTTTCCACTGCAATTTGTACAGTGAGAATCCGACAAGCCCAGCCATCATCTTCACAAAACACATAGCATACAGGGTGTTGTTGCTTCCGTGTCGTGATGAATGTTGCATGTACAGACTTTCAGGCATTTGAAAGGGCGTCTCTTCCACCTCTTGGTCGGGCGTGTGTTCGGTGGTGTCGTCTTCGGGCGGCTTGTCACCATCGGGCGGCATGTCGATCAGATGACCTTCAGGCGTCGTCACTGTCAGTTCCAACTTCTCCTCGGTCTTCTCGCGTGTTGCGTCTCGTGCTCCCGCTGCTTCCGCATCAGTGCGTTTCTCCGAGTCAGAAATCAACTTTTGTGTCTTCCCAGCTCGACCACCCTTGGGCCCCGTTTTCTCGACGAGTTTCGTCCCCACGAACGTCGCCATGTTCTTGCAGCGCATGCAGCGTGCATCCCTTGACTTTCCCTTGATTGTGAATTCTCGTGCACACGCCTTGCACTCGAAAAAGGAAATGTTGCCATTGAGAGCATGCTGCAACTTGCTCCTGGAGATTCGGCTCTTTGCCCACGTGTAAGTGACATCATAATCACCGTCAGGTCGGATACGAACATCAATTCGATCAGGCTTGGGCAGCGTCTCGAAGTGTTTCCAACCAAGCGAGCTCGTGGAGCGCGGAGGTGCAGTGGGCATGTCGAAGTCAACAGCCCAATTGCTGCGGAGGGAATACAAATCTCCCCACGAACGCGTCATGTGGGAGTAGCGTTCTTTCGCCTGCGTTTTCCCCGCTCTTCGCTGAGCCCTGTTCGGTTGTGCGTCAGGGGTCGGATCGTCCGGACGGTGGATGAAGAAGGGTGCCAATGGTTCAAGATACTTCAGGTTACCCTGGTCATTGAACACATAGCGGCCATTCTGATTCACCTGCAAACCATCCGGATCGACGAAATCATCACGCGCCTCAATTGTGTATGCGCCAGGCTCGGGATTGCCCGTCACATATTCATGCCGAGATTTCAGCGCATTGATTTCACGCTGTCGCCGCCTTGCAAAGTACATCTGACGTTCCTTGATGTCCCCAGCCCGTTCACGTTCATAGCGCTGCATCGCTCGCGAATCCTCGTAAGCGACCTCAGCACCCGTGCCTTTGTAACCAGATTTTTCATTTCCGCTCAAACGATTGTAAGTGTCGATGTCCCAGCCAGTTGGCAGAGACTCGTCTTTCTCAGCATCGTAAGCGCGGTCGCCAAAGCGACTCTGGCTACCATGGTTGCGTTTTCTATGTTTGCCGCCCATTGCAAACTAGAAAGGAAAACCCTTTTCAGGGTGTTGGTCACGACTTTCTGGGGTGTCGTGAGACCCCACGTCCTGCCACTCTAGCGCACAAGTCTTGCGACCTGGGCACGATTGGGGCGTGAAGTGGCTTTGGGCGATTGTTGCGGTGCGGTTTTCTTGTCCTTGTTCCGCTTCTGTTCGGTTGCCTTCGCGATGGCATTGTTCGCACTCAACGCTGCTCCTGCGATCGTGGCCGCTGTGGGACTTGCGGCCGCAATCATCGGCATTATTGCTGGTGCAACTGAGTTCAGGACCTTTGTCGCCATCCTGTACCAATCGCCCTTCGCATTGTACCCAACAGGGACCCCCGGTGGCAGGGATCTCATCGTTGCATGGTACATTTCGATGGCTTTTGGACAGTACTCGGGGGTGGGTGACATCATGAAGATCAACTCGTTGTTCGCAGTGGTGGGTGCTACTTCCACTACAAACTTGACCGTCAAGGTCAGCACCGTCTGCGGGGACAGTCCTGAGAAATAAGCTCCGGTTGTCTCGATGTCACAGTGACGGAACTTACCAGCATAATCCTTCGCGAATGCAGCCGCTGGACCCGAGAAGGTGGACGAAAAGCCGGTGTTGTACCCTTTCGTCTGGTTAAAGCGTGCATGATGGTACTGCACGCCTTGTGCGCCTTGGTAATGTGTGCTATCACCTAGGCGGATAGGCACGTAGCAGCCGTCCGCTGCCTCCCAAGTACGCGACGTAGGGTAACCCGCTGCTTCAAGCCTGTTGACAGGCGGTTGACGGAAGCTGCGAGCACCGGTTCGGTACGTGACTTCAGCGGTGGCGGTGGCATAGGTGTGGAGTCCTTCTGGTGCATCAAATTGCGAGGATTGAAACACAGTGACTGAGCCTTGCTTATACAGCGCGGCCGTGTCATTGTGCACCTCGAAACCTCCCGCAATCAGTTTCTTCACACCCTGATCACCACCGATGTCCATGGCGATGCCGGATGAGACCCGACTCGAATCCCCAAATGCGTCCTCTTCAACAGTCGTCGTCGATGCTGGCCATGCTTGCGCACGTTGGCCAACGTCTGAATCGCCATGACGGATCACAGTCACAGTTCCAACTTCATAGAACTGGCTCCCATCATAGTTCCGACGAGTGCTGTCGGTCGCTGGTCCAACCCCACTCTCATCCACAACAAAGAAAGATCCTCCGAATACCTGATTTGCCACGGGCAGCGTGACAAATTGGACAGACCATGTCTCGTCAACACCTAGATTGGGTGGTGCTGAAATTGTGGTGGTGTAGGGTATGACCTGCACGACTGAGGGTTGCGAATCGTTGTCCGGAATCCCGGAGATCGCCACGTCGTAGTCATGGAACGGATCCACAGCTGTCTTGAGCCAGCTGACGGCATCCGCACCGCAATGTGTCTTGTTCATCAGTTTCTCGTAGTTTTGCGCCATTTCGAGAAAAATCATAAAGCCTAGACTAGGCTGGTCATTCACGATCACTGCCCCCTCCATCGCAATAATCAATCCCCGACTTCTCAGGGCCTTTCGACGATCTCCCAAATGACCGGCGGAACCCTAG